CCCTTTTTCAAACTTTTTCGAAAATTTGTTAAAGATGGTAAAAAAAGGTTAAAGTCAAAGAAGGTCAGATAAATGAAACAAAAACAGTTAAACTATCACGAAAAATATGCAGAGTTTTATAATTCAATCGCGTGGAAAAATTTGCGAAATCAAAAATTTTATGATGCAAACGGATTGTGTGAACTTTGCAAAAAAGATGGAATTATTAAACAGGGAAAAGAAGTCCACCATATAATTCCTATTGAAGAAGATTGGAACAAAAGATTTGAATACGATAATTTGATTTTATTGTGTCCAGATTGTCATAATAAAATGCATGAACGAATTTCACCACTACAAAATTTTTTGAATGATTGGGAGGATTTATGAATGGCAGGAAGAAAACCAAAAATAAAAATAGATCAAGAAGTATATCATGAAACCAAAGCACATAAAGAAGCCAGAGAAATGGGAACACCTATTTATCAAAAGCAAGAATTTATTCCACCAGAAAGTTTAAATGCGGCTGAACTTAAAATATGGAATAACTTAGTTGAAATAATAAGAGGAACTGAAGGAGGATATGTAAGTGATGCTGATATAATGGTAATGGAAACTTATTGTAAAGCAAAAGCAGAATATGACCGAGCTTGTAAAGAATGGAATAAAAATCCAACTATGTATGTTGAAATTAAGTCTGGTGGATATGATAAGAATGGTGATGCAAAAACTTTATTAAAAGTAAATCAATGGTATCAGATTAAAAAAGATTTTAGTCTTGTAATGCTTAAGTATTTAGATCAGCTTGGAATAAGTCCAATGGGTAGAGCAAGACAAGGTATTCAATCAACAAAAAGCAAAAAAGAAAAAGCAATGGATGAGTTAAAAGCACTTTTTAATAGGCCAACAGACTAGGAGATATTATGTTAAATTGGATAACAGATTATATTGATAAGATTAAAAGATACCCTGCACGATTTAATAAAAATATTAAAAATCAATGCAGACTTATTGAAGAACTTATTAAAAGAAAAGACATTTATTATAAAGAAACAGATCCAATAGCATTTGAAAGGTTCTGTCATTTTTTTACTCATCAGAAAGGTGAATGGGCAGGAAAACCATTTGAACCAGACGATACACAAAGATTTATTATTGCTTGTGTTCTTGGAATTAAAGTTTATAATGAAAAGAAACAAAAGTATTTGAGATATTTTAGACAAGTGCATATTTTTGTTGCAAGAAAGTGGGGTAAATCATTTTTAGCAAGTGCATTTGTATTGTGGTTTCTGGGTTTTGATAGAGAAAATGGTAGTGAAGTTAGAATTATAGCTGAAAACAAAGAACAGTCTGCAAGGTTATTTAAAACAGTATATGAAAGTTTGCAGACAAGTGAACATTTAAAAATTATATTTAAAAAGAGACATAATAAAGATACTTGTGCAGATGAGATTTATTGTAAAGACCAAAATGGAATGGATTGTGTTTTTACTTATGTTAGTGGAAGAACTAAAGGAAATGATGGTGATAATAACCAACTTGTTATTGCAGATGAAGTCCACGAAATTACAAGATATGAACTTTATGATAGTAAAATAACAGGACAAGGTGCAAGAGAACAACCTTTAGCATTAGTTATTAGCACAGCAGGAATTATTCCAGATAGTTTATATGAAAGATTATATAATAGTAATTCTGTATTTTTGGAAAAAACAAAATATGGTAAAGATGATAGAACTTTTGCTTTAATGTTTGGTATAGATCCAGAGGATGACATTGATGATAGCACTAAATGGATAAAGGCAAATCCAGCTATGGAATATGATCGACCAAATATTGATTGGTTAAAAGGACAATTTAATGATGCTAAAAAAGATCCTGTTGCGTTAGCAAGTTTTGTTGCTAAACATCTTAATCGACAAGTTGGCGCAGTTATGTCTTTTTATAATATGCTTGACATAAAAAAATGTGTTCAAAAAGTTACTAAAGATATGTTTTATGATACCTATGCAACAGGTGGTGTCGATTTGTCTAGCACAACTGACTTGTGTAATGCAACTGCAAAGATATTACTGCCAGATGGAAAATCAATTATTTTACAGGCATACTTTATTGCTCAAGATTGTCTTGAAAAAAATAGCAAAAAAGATAAACAGGATTATTCTGCATTTATAGAAATGAAATCTGAAAATGAAATTTGTTCTCGAGTTGTAATTATAAACCAGGGAACAACGGTTGATTATAGATATTTAACACAATGGTTCGTTACTTTAAGAGATGAATATAAAATTAACTTTCTTAAAATTGGTTATGATAGAGCTATGGCAAACTATTGGATAAATGATATGGTTGAAAATGGTTTTAATCATGAAAAGGTTGAGTTTGATAAAGATAATCGTGTTGAAAATAGAGATGATGGAATACTAACACCTTGTTATCAGGGGAAAGGTTTAGATCCTGCTATTAGAATTGCGAGAACAATGTTTGAATTAGGTAAATATGTGGTTGATGAAAATAATAAATTATTGCCTTATTGTTTTTGGAATGCTAAGGTTGTTAGTGATAATGATAATAAACTAAGTATATCAAAACTTAAATCAAATGGGCATATAGATGGTTGTATTGGTGTATTTAATAGTGAAATAGCATACAACAGAGCTAAAGAGGTTTATAAAGATACATCCATAGGTGATTTATTTTGGTATTAAAAAAAACTTTTTAAAATAGGTCATTTTTATTTGACAAATGAAAAAATATATGTTTACAATATCAATATAGAGAAAATTTTTGCAAAAAGAAAAGGTGGTGCTGAATGGGATTATTTGATATTTTCAGACGAAACAAAGAAAAGAAACAAATAAGAAGCATCATTAGCAATTACTACGGTGGAGATTGGAGATACTTTGTGTGGAACTATGCAAACCAGATATATGATATCCCAGAAGTTAGAATTGCTATTGAAAAAATAAGTGATATATTCAGTTCTATACCAATCTATCATAAAAGGGTAGATAAAGACGGAACTGTTAGATATTTATCTGATACAACAGAAAGAATCTTGAATTATAAACCAAATGCATTGCAGAACAAAAGTCAGTTTATAAAAAATATAGTTACACAACTATTTGTTGAAAATAATTGTTTTATAGAACCAATCTTTGACACAAGTTCTGGTGATTTAAAAGCGTTGTATCCGTTACCAAACAAAAACTTCAAACTTGATTTAAGTGAAAATGGTATGACAGGTTATGTGCAGTTTTTAGATCAAAGAGGAAACACTCAAAAAAAATATAATCTCGAAGATATAATATTTTTGAGTAGGTTCTGCACATTAAGTGGTGGGCAGAAAAACAAACTTGGTTTATATGAAGAAGTTATCAAGAGTTTAGGTGAACAAATTGTTAATGTAGCAAATCCAAGAAAACCAAGAGCTATCTTGCAAAGTAACCAAGTAGGTCAAGGGCAGTTGAAAGACAAAGACAGAAAAGGTTCGATGGAAGATGTCAAAGCAAACTTTGATGAGAGTGTTCAAGGACTTGTTTATTTTGATAAAATGTGGAACATAACACCAATTAATTGGACAGAAAACGAAGTCAACGAAAAGCTGATGGAGGTTGTGAAAAACACTGTTTATAACTATTTTGGAATTAACGAAAATGTTATAAACAACCAAGCATCTGAAGTTGAAATGGAGATGTTCATATCAACAACCATTAAACCATTGGCAGAACAATTTGAACAAGAGTTTACAAATAAACTATTTACTGAAAATGAATATTATTTTGGAAACAGAATTGAGTTTGACTATTTCACATTGTCTGTATCAACATTACAAGCAAAAACATCATTGTTTGGTGTAGCAATAAGACAAGGTATCCTAAACATAGATGAATGTAGAGAAATGATAGGTCAACCACCACTTGAGAATGGACTAGGTAAGACTTACAGAGTAACAGCAGACACGATTGATATTAAAGTAGCCAACGAATATCAATTAGGGAAAGTTGGCAAAAAAGATTTAGTATCAACAACTGATCAAGTTGTAGATATAAATACTAAAAAGGAGGAAAGTGATGGACAGCCAAGTTGAAAAACGAAGTGAGTATCGTAGTATTAAATTCGAAACACGAGTTGAAGAAAAGCAAGAAGGCGGAAAAAAGTTAGTATTGCGTGGTTATCCAATTTTGTTTAATACCGAAACGAAAATTTATGATTTTTGGTATGGGGAAGTCCGAGAAACGATACTGCCAACAGCATTGGAAGGCACTGATTTGACAGATGTTTATCTAGTTACTGGACATAACATTGAACCTGATAAAGTTCTTGGTCGCAATAATATAAATATGAGACTTGAAGTTGATGAAACTGGTTTATTCTTTGAATGTGAATTGCCAAATACACAACACGCAAGAGACATTTATAATTTGATTGAGTCTGGAATAGTTGATGGAATGTCATTTGGATTTACTTGCAGCGATGAAGTTAATCCAGAAACACTAGTAAGAACTATAACTCACATAGACGAATTGTTCGAAATCACAATCACTCCATTCCCTGCATACAAGGAAGCATCTGTAATTGCTCAAAATGACAGACAAAAACAAGAAGTAAAAACAACGGAAACCAAAGCAGAAGAACCAACAGAAACTATTGATGAAACAGTTGAAGAAAAGGTTGATGAAGTAGAGGAAAAAGTTGAAGATCAACAAGAACAAATCGATGAGCAACAAGAACAACTTGATGCACACGAAGAAAAAATAAAGGAATTGGAGGAATTGCTAAATGATTAAAGAAATTGAAGAATTAAGAGACCTTAATCTTGAAAAAGAAAGTCTTATAGCAAGAAAAAATGCTATTAAAAAACATTTAGCTGAACACAGAGATTCAATAACAGACAACGAAATCTCTGAAAAAACAACAGAAGCTAGAAGCATCAAAGAAGATCTTGTTAAAATTGATGCTAAAATTGAATTAGCCAAATCTATGGCAGAAAAAAGAAATCAAGGAGTAGAAATTAAAATGGAAAATCTAAACGAAAAAGTAAATTTAAGAACAGCTTTTGCAAAATATGTTCTTTTTGAAAGCACAAAAGGACAAAGAGCTGATGCAAAGTTAAACGATGCAGAAAAAAGAGCATTGGGAGTAGCTACAACTACAACTTCTGAAACTTATGTTGCAGCAACTTCTGAAGTAGATGGTATTAACAATGGTGGTGTATTTATTCCACAAACAGTATTGCTTGATATTTTGAGAGAAGAAGAACTCGATAGTCCAATCTATAGAGATGTAGTAACAACAGCAATTAAGGGTTTAACAAAATATCCTTATAAATTCTCTAAAACTGGTGCAAAAACTAAGGCAGAACTTTCACCAACTGAAAATGAAAATGTAGAATGGAAAGTTCTCTCGGGTGTAACTGGAAACTATACAGATTCTATTGTATTGACATTTGAAGTTGAGGCAATGGCAATTGACCAATTTGCTGATTACTTAATTGACCTTATTGGCGAATCAATGAGAGAACTTTTGATTAGCGATTACATCTATGGTTCTGGTGAAAATGACCATGTTAAGGGTATCACAAATGGTGCTATTGATGGAAAATATGCAGCAGCAGATGCAGATGAATATAGAAAAATAATTGAAAATGCAATTAAAAAATTGCCAGTAGGAAAGAGAGCTGGTGCTAAAATTTATTTGGCAACTGATATCTTTGATGGTTTGACATTTGAGAAAGATTCAAATGGTAACTATATTCTTCCAGTTCTTAATGGTGGTGGACTTACAAAAATTTCAACATTCCCAGTTGAAGCTGATCCATATCTTCATGCAGGCGATTTTGTAATCGGAAATGTAGGAAAATGGTATAAAGCAAACATTATTAAAGACATTGAGCTTGGTGTTGATGTTTCTAACCAAAAGAGAATTAAAACATATACAACTCATGCAATGGTTAATGCTGCGCCAGTTCCAGGTTCATTTGTATATGGGTTTAAAAATGTCTAATAGGAGGATTTAATATCAATGAGCAAATTATATACTGAAGTTTGGAAAGATGTATTGCAAAATCTTTCTGGAAAACAAGTTGAAGGTAGTTTCCAAGAACTTGCAGAATTACTCACAGCTTTTAATGATTTATACCTTTGTAAGGTTACATTCTCAACAACTCCAAGTGGTGCAACTATTGTTGTTAAGGATAGCAACGGAGACACTATTGGAAAGAATACAGATGGAACATATCATTTAAAAGAGGGAAATTATACATATACAGTTTCTGCTGATCATTATGTAACAAAATCAAATCAAACATTAACAATCACAAATGCCGATGAAACAACCGGAACAAAAACAGTTAATGTATCACTTGATCGTGCAGATTGTGAAGTTACATTTACTCTTTCACCAGAAACAGCCACATTGGTTGTAAAAGATAGTGAAAGTCACACAGTATCACCAGTAGGCGGCAAATATTATCTAGCAGCTGGTTCATATACTTATACTGCATCTGCAGAAGGATATACAACTCAAGAAAATCAATCATTGACAATTTCAGCTGGTGATGTAACAACTGGAACAAAAACAGTTAGTGTAACATTGGTTGAAGCATAAAACTAGGAGAAAATAGCAATGTCTAATATAACAATAAGTAATGATTTATTAAATTTGTATAAAAAAAGCATTGGTGATTTTAACGGAACAGACTTGGATGAATATTATAAAACATTTTTAACAATGGCAATAGGGGATTTAACAACTGATGACATTGATTATTGTTTATTAACCAATTCTGATCTAGGACAATCCCTAATAGTTTTATATGCAGAAAAACTTATGAATAAAGAAGACATTGCTACCAATCCAACAATATCACTTTTAAGGAATAAATTATCTATTATAACAAAAGGTCAAAGGGTATAAAATGTTTACAAAAAGAAAACTGATAGTATTATGTGATATGCAATCTGTTCAAGATGACACCAATGGTGATAGAACCATAACAGTGGCAAATGCAAGAAAGATTATTGGAGACAAAGACCTTGTTGGAATCCAAACACAAACTCTTGCACAAATGCAGGACATGGTTTTTAACTATTCAATCACAATAGACAGAATGTTCTATAATGAGCAAAAATACCTTTATACCAATGGCAAATTATACAAAATCCAATCTGCATCACCAGCTAAACATCCAAAAGACTGTAAACTTAATGTTATAGAGTTTGCAGATGCAGATATTAAAACTGCAATAGAGAGGTGGTTAAATGGTGTATAACAAAGAACCAATCTTGGTATTATGGAATATAGTCAAGAGTTTGAAATCTGACATTCCTATATATAAAGAAATAATGAGTGAAGAAGAAAATGACATCCCTGCAAGTTACATCTTATTGAGAAGTCAAATCTCTGACAATGGTAAAACATATGGAGACGGAAAGACAATTATAAGAACTGCAGATTGTGATATTCTTTTAATTACAAAAGGGTATGCAGAAGATACAACTGATTTGCACAATGTAAACAAGAATAAGATAAGATCCAAACTTAAAAGTCAAGATATTAACTTTGTTGAAAATAACTTGGGTTATAATGATAGCATACAATCAACAGAACACTCATTCAGTATAGAGGTGGAATACATTGGCTAAAAAGACAAAGAGTGGCCGCCATCAATTAAATATGGCAGAAGAACTAAAAGACATCTTAAACCAATACAGTCAAGAGCTATATCAAAACAAAGAAAAAGCACTTGATACTGCATCGGATTATTTTGTTGAAAGACTAGAAAATGCTAGTCCAGAAAGAACTGGAACATTTAAAAGAAGTTGGGTTCGAACAACAAAATACAAGAATGTCAGATATGTGGGCAACTCTGCAACGGGCAGTGTTAATTCCTATGGTTATGCTATACCATTATCAAACCTAATTGAATTCAGTTCAAAGGGCAAACCTTTCATAAGGCGAACCTTTGACGAAAATAAAGAAAACATAATAAAAATAATAAAAGGAGAAATCGAAAATGGCAACTCCAAGTAAGTCAGGTAAAAAACTTATTGAATATAACTGCAAGAACGGTGTCTATTCACTTGATGGAACAACAATAAAACCATTGGGATATCTTGCAAGTGTAACCCTTGACAAAAACTCATCATCTGACGAAAAGTATGGTGATGGTGAAGTTCAACTCACACTTGTAAACGATAGAGGTTCAACAGGAACATTGGAATTGACTGCAAGAGATGATGAATTTGAAAAAGATCTTGAATTTGCTAAAAAAATTACGCAAGGTCTTGCTGAAATTCAAGTATTGCAAAATAAAACCATTTCAATTGGTTTTGAAACATATATTACACTTGCTAACGGACAAACTAAAACAAAAAAGGTTTGGTTGCTTGGTGTAAATGTTTCACCAGCAGGTGAAAGTCTATCACAGAACACAGATTCAACCAATGAGGCAACTGCAAGCTATGGTATTACAGTAAAGGGTGTCAACCTTAAAAATTCAGCAGGAACAGCTGATTATACTGATGCAAATGGCAACACAATCAAAGTATTTAAGATTTCATGTTTGCCAACGGATACAGGATATTCAACATTTTTGGATAGTGTTCCAACACCAACACAATACACAGAAGTTCCTAGAACAGTATCAATAACAAAAGATACTCATACATCAACAGTAACGATTGTTGATCAAAACAACAATCCAGTCACAACATCTGCAAATGATGGTGATGTTTTAACAATAACAGCAACTTTTGCTGAAGGATATCAAGTGGATACATTCACTATTAACACTGAAGCATTTACAAATGGTGGCACATATACAGTATCTGGAAATGTTGCAATTGTGATTACTTCAAAAGCAATTGTTCAATAATTATTTAGAGTGGCAGAAATGCCACTTTTATAGGAGAATAGTTTAATAGGGAAAACAAATGCCTTTATCATTAGACGCAAGTTCAAATCTTGCTTCTCCTGCAAAAATAAACTTTTATAAAGGAAAAGTAAAAAATGGAAATTACACTACCACTACAAGAAACAAAAATAGAAGATGGAAAAAAGAAGATAGTAGAATATAATATGACTTTTATATTAGATATGACACTAGCAAGTCAAATCCGTTTTGAGACGAAATTCCCACTTCTAGCACAAAAAGAAGATTTATATAGTTACACAGAGAGAATAATGAACGAACCAGCAACTGTGGGCAAATATATTAGCTTAATGAAAGCAATTTATTGTTGGTTTAACACAGAAAGGTCATTTATTGAATTTATTTCATTATTTGATGTTGTAGATGATAAATACAGAGAAAAACTGCTAGAACAAGTTAAAAGAATATTTGCAATAATATTTGATAGTTCGGCAGAAAAAAACTAAAAAAGCATAGGGAAGTGTTATTGAGAGTTTATGATAAAATTCCAGACTCACTCAAAACAAATTCTCAATTCTCTATGCCATTAAGTTTGAGATACATCAAAGAGTCTGGACAATACAACATAGATTGGACTAAACTTCATATTGCAGATTTGTATAGCATAATATACTCAATTCGAATTGACAATGCAAATAATTATTTGAAACAACAAAGAGAACGAAAAATGCACGAAAGAGGTATTGAAAGCATAACAAAGGCAACACAAGAAGATTTTGAGAACTTATAGGAGAGGAAAGATGGCAGAAAGTATAAAAGGTTTAACGGTCAAAATCGGTGCTGACACTTCCGATTTTATAAAGGGTTTGAAGAAAGTTGATAAGGAAATCAACACAACAACAAAACAAGCAAACGAACTGCAAAAAGGTTTGGAACTTGAATTTAATGAAGACCGATTTGTAGAAGCGCAAAGACTTATACAAAATGCATTAAATGATACACAAGAAAAAGCAAAAGCAATTCGCGAACAATTAAAATTCCTTGAAGACTCTGGTGCAGTTGATACAGAAGGTTATAAAAGACTACAGACAGAGTTATATAAAACAGAAAATCAGGCATTATTGTTGCAAAAAAGATTTGAAGAACTGGGCAATAGTAATAAAAAATCAATTGGTTCAATGATAACCAATTTGAAAGGATTTGTTTCAAACCTAAATCCAGCAGTCGCAGCAGTTGCAGCTATTGGAACGGCCACTGTTAAAATGGTTAAGGATACAACCAAACAAGCAGACGAAATTGCTACACTGGCCACAAAATACAACCAATCAACAGAAGCAATCCAAAGATGGAATTATATTGCAATGCAAAGTGATGTTGACAGCAATGCACTTTATAAAAGCATGAAGAAATTAAATTCGGCATTTGGAGAACAGGCACAAGGTGAAATAAATTCCAGCACAAAAGCGCTTGAAGAATTGGGTATTAATATCAAAAATTTTGACAATTATGATGATGCATTCACAGCCACCATTCAAAGAATATCGAGTTTAAAAGATGCAACACAACAAACATACTATGCAAACCAAATATTTGGGGAACAGGTTGGAACAGAACTCATACCTTTATTCAAACAAGGTAGTGAGGCAATAGCATCTTATAATGAAGAATTTGAAGCTAGTGGTGCAATGACAGATGACCAAATTCAAGAGTTATCAAAGTTTGATAATATGATGAATGAAGTAAATACCAAGTTAAAAAACACAGCTTATCAATTAGGTTCGTCTTTGATGCCAATTATAAAAAGTTTGTTTAATATGTTAGATAAAAGTATAATTCCACTGATTTCAACAATACTTAATGCATTACAACCATTGATAGATGCACTTGCTTGGATTATAGATGCAATTGTTAAAGTTAATAACTTTTTTATGGACTTTGGTATGAAACTGATCGGAAAAGGTTGGCTGTGGGGAAAAGAAGATAAGTCAAAAACAGCATCAACATCAACCTTTAATGAAACACTAAACAACTACTCAATACCAAACACAACAAGCAATTCAAATGTTTACAATGAAGATAATTCAACCTATAACTTTGACTTAACTGTAAATTCATCAGGAAACCTTGAATATGATGCAAAAGACTTGGCAAATGAAGTTATGAAACAAATTGCTCTTAAACAGCAGGTGGGGAGGTAGGATATGAGAAAATATGCTCTTGTTGTTTTGGATTATAAAGATGAAGTCATTGATAGGTTTAACTTAGATGTAGTCACAAATCCAACAGGAAATGGGTTCAAATTAAATTTATCTAAATTGACAACAGATATTGAAGATGTTATCACAAAGGTAACACAACAGAAAAACACAATAAAGTTTGTAGTAAACCAAGTCAATAATGGTTATGGAAAGTCAAATGTTTTGGCAAATTGGATACAAAAATATTCAATACCAGAATACACAATGGCACTAGAATACTCTGACGGTTTATTGGTGAGATATTGTGAGGGAAAAGTTACAAGTCTTGAAAAAACAGAACTTGATGAGTTTAGAAATTTGGCGCAGAACCTAGAGTTCACACAAACAACTCCATTTTTTATAAAAAGAGAAAACACAATAACAATTCAAGTTTCAAGCGAAGGCAAAAGTTATCCATACAAATACCCTTATATGTATGGCACAAATGTTGTTGAAAACAATGAAATAGATAATCCTTATATTTTAGATGTTCCATTGATAGTTGTAATAGACGGTGCAATAGACAATCCAACCATTGATTTATTAGATGAAAATGGAAACAGATATAATAGAGTGTTTTTTGATAACATCACAATAAACCAAAACGAACAACTTGTTATAAATTCAGCTCAAAAGAAAATATATAAAATAACAACAGGTGGAACAAAGATTGACTATGTGAATCAAGTAAGTCCATCATATGATACATTTTTGAGAGCAGTAACAGGAATAACAACATTGAGTATTAATACCAACGATGCAGATACAGGTTTCAAATTAATAGGAAGTTGGAGGCAGTATTCATTATGATCGTGTCATTTTATGATGAAAATTTTGTTGGTTTGCAAAACAATGCATCACTTAATGTTGAATCCAAAACATATAAATTGGTAAAAAAACCAATAGAACTAAATGAATTGACTTGCACCTGTGAGGCCTTTACAGAAAACATCCAGCCAACCTTTGTTGTGGTTAAAGATAATAAAGGTCGATATGTTTATGGAAGTCTTGCAGGAATTCCAGAATTAAACGATAAAAACCAAACAGAAATAAATGCAACAGATTTGAAAAAACTATTGTCAAGTGATATTTTAATTCAACCATCAACATATTCAACAGTGAATGCTTATTTGAATTATTTGTTTACAACATACTCAAATCAAGTATATCAACCATTTGACATTCAGTTTATTATTAACACAAATGTCGGTTCAATTAGTATGGGTTATTTAGAACCATCAACAGACAAGAGAGTTGTTGATTGCCTAGAAGAAATCCAAACATATCTAAAATTTTATGGTTTGTTTATTGATAGTGAAATAGATTTAATAAACAAGAAAGTTAAATTTATTATTGGCAAGACAATGTTGAGAAACATAAACATAAAGCTATGGGATTATGGTATTAAAAACTATGGCAAATGGGTTGCAAATATAAACGAATGTGTTGGCTATTATATTGATGAAAATGATAACTGGACTGCAACATCTACTTGGATATTAACAAAAGATAATTCTGTCACTATTGATAGTAGTCTGAGAGATATATTCCCAGTAAGAAGAAAAATTGTAACAAATAATGAAAGTTTATTACAAGCAACTGTAGATAGTTTGACAGAACTATTGAATTCGTTATATAATGAAAATATAGAACTGAATGCAACAAATGTTCAGCCAACTTTTGAAACAAACTTTGCTGTTTATGTTGCACAAGGTGAAGCTAAATACAAAGACTTGCCTTGTGGAAAACTTGAATACAATGACACAGGACTTGTAAAGTTCCAAATTGGATACAGATATACAGATATAAAATTTAAGTAAAGGAGATCTAAAATGTCAATTAAAATGGTTAGACAACCAAGTGAAACACCAAATATAACCAATATTGATGATATCATACCATTTAGATATGCTTATGGAAATCAAAATGGATATGTCAAAGACAAAGGTAATGAAATTGGTTATGTGATTAATGGTTCACAATTTACTATTCAAAGTGGCAGATTGGTTTTGCAGGGTGTTGAAGCTGATATCAGTGCAAGTGGTGTGACAATTGAAATTGATTCAGTGAATGAAACAAGATACTATGCATTATATCTTCAAGTAAATCTAGCATTAAACACAGTAAGTATTCAAAGTCAATATGATACAGCAGATTATCCAACAATTTCAAGTGGTGATGATTTAACAGAAAATTCAAGTGGTATTGCAAATTTGGTTTTATATCACTTTACTGCAAACAATGGTGTTATAAGTAATGTTGAGAAAATTGTTCAGGAAATATCATATCCCTTAGAAGATTATGATATAAGCAAAGGAACAGTTGAAGAAAGGTTGACAAGTCTGGGTTTTAGGCAGGGTGAACTTACTATTGATACAACTATGTTAGATAGTGATGTAAGTATCACCCTTAATATATTACAAAGACAAGGAAATTATGTTATTGGTGATTTAGCTGTTTCAACCACATCTACGGAAGTTGGAGATATTTATACTTTACTTGCTGATGCGGAAAAATGCTTTAATATTCCTATTGAATTCAGACCACCAGCAAACACATCTATACCAGCCACTATTTATTATGCTGTTGTTAATACATCAACATTCCAAGCATATTATACTCGAGAATTAGTAAATCTAACCGTTACAAGTGACGGATATATCCCTATTCTTTCTTATAGAAGTCTTTTGGGGAATGAATATTATTATGTAAAAGGCATAAGGATACATTTTGGTTATGAAGCAAGTCCAATATCATAGGAGTAAAATATGGCAATAAAAATTTTAACAAAAAATAGTATAGAGAATACAAACATAGATGGTGCAAGAATGAACTATCTAGCAGTTGGAAAGAAAAACGGAATAGTTGGTGGTGCATTTGATGAGGGATTATTTTATGCAGCAAGTTCAAATACAATTGCATTTGATAGCTGTGAATTGTTAATAAGTGGTCACAGAATTGTGATAAATGAAACTTATTCACAAACACTAACAAACACACCAAGTTCAGACACTGAATATTCATTGATAGCAGAAATTGTTGTTGATAATTCAAGTAATGTAACATTTAGATTTGTTATTCAAAGTTCTAGCACCACACTAACACAGGATAATATGTTTGCAGATGAAACAGGTGCAGGAACATACCAAATTGAAATTGGAAGATTTACATATACAACAAATGGAACAATTACAAATGTAGAAAGAAAAGTTAATGTTTTATAAGGAGAAAAATAATGATTAAAGGTCTAGTCGAACAAAAGATAATTCAGGGTAAAACATATCATCTTGGTTTAAAATTTGCCAGCGCAGATATTGAAAAGATTAGTAAAATGTGGTTCAGTTGTGCAGAATTAAACATAATCAGAGAAATGGAACTTGATCAAGAAACAAGCATCTATAGTCTTGAGCTAAGTTGGGAAGAAACACAAAACCTAAAACCAATAACAACATCATTCAATATAACTGTCAGACTTGTTGGTGAAACAGATAAAAGAGATTTGGCAAATGATATTCCTTTAATTGTTATTAAAAATAAGAACCCTGTTCCAAAGGAGGAGTAATATGAGCAATTGTTGTGAATTAAACTGTGAACTTGTGACAGACGATTCATTAAATGCACAGGTTATGGGAGAAAACAACACATTAAACTCTTGTGTAAACAATGTAGTGGTTGCTCATCAAACATACTCTGGAGTTGATACAGCTGATATTGAAATGAATGTTGACAATGAAAACTATACAATTTCAGCCAACAAAAAAACATATATTCACGAACAAGCAGTTGCTAGTGCAGTTTGGGAAATAAACCACAATCTTGGCAGATATCCAAGTGTCACAATTGTAGATAGCGCAGGAGATGTAGTGTCTGCTGATCCAAAATATATAGACGAAAACAATGTAAGGATAGAATTTGCAGCCGAATTTGGCGGTAAAGCATATTTAAATTAAAAAGGAGAAAAATATGAAACATTTAAATAATATTGACTTAAACAAAAATGAATTGCAGAACGCAGCTATGCATAAATTGGCATCTGCACCATCAAGTCCAGTAAAAGGTCAAACATATTTTAACACAACAGATAACAAACCTTATGTTTATAATGGAACTTCTTGGATTAGTATGGATAGCCAAGACACAGATACCAACCAAAAAATAAAATCTGGTAGCACAACATTTGGTGATAATGCAGTTATAAATATTAAGGCAGGAACAAATGTAACTGTTACACCAGATAACACAAGTGGAAGTGAATCTATTGAAATAAGTGCAACAGATACAGGTGCAACAAGTGTTGAAACAACTGGCGATGGTAATGCTGTAACCAGTGCTTCTTATAATTCATCAACTAGAAAAATAACACTAACAAAGGGAAGCACATTCTTAACAGCACACCAAAGTATTAAGGTTTTAGATACAACACAGACAACAGCACAGACAACAGACGATGATGAAGCAATAGCAGGCAGTGGGTCAATCAAATTACATAAAATTGCTAAAACTGGAACTTATAGTGATTTAATTGGATTGCCTACATTGGGAACTGCAAGCTCAAAAGATACAGGCACAAGTTCTGGAAATGTTCCTGTATTGGATTCAAATGGTAAACTTGACACTTCAATTCTTCCAGCTTTGGCAATTACAGATACATTTGTTGTGTCTAGTGAAAACGCAATGTTGGCACTTACAGCACAGGTCGGTGATGTTGCAGTTAGAACTGACTTAAACAAATCATTTATTTTGAAAGAAGATGGTGCTTCAACACTTTCACACTGGCAAGAATTATTGACACCAACAGATGCAGTTTCAAGTGTAAACGGAAAAACAGGTGTAGTTATATTGTCAGCAAGTGATGTGGATGCATTGCCAGATTCAACTAAATATGGTAAATCATTGTCGGTTAGTGGAACAAGTCTCTCACTTAAAGACCAAGATGGCACAGTTCTAAGCACAGTAACAACACAAGACACAAACACTTGGAGACCAATAAAGGTAAATGGAACTGAAAAACTTGGTTCTGGAACAGATACAAATGCACTTGACCTTGTAGCAGGAACAAATATCACACTTTCTGAAAGTGGTGGTGCAGTCACAATTAACGCAACTTCATCAATTCAGAAATATTCTGCAGACAACCCAGCATTGACACAATCTAGTGGACTTTGCACTTGGACAGTAACACACAGTCTTGGAACAAAAGATGTTATTGTTGGAATTGAAGAAGTATCAACTGGCGAAGTTGTATATGCTGATATTGTAAAGACAAGCACGAGTGTTGTTACAATTAAGATTGTATCATCAAGCAACATATCAGCTGGAACATATAGAGTAACCGTAATTGGTTAAAGGAGGGCTTAAATGAAAAATTTAGGTCAAAGAAACAATGACTTAGATATTGTGGTGAAGAAAGATTTGCCAACCCTTTCTAATACTGGTGGAACAGAGTTGTTGACCGTTAATGGAACATCTGTTAGTATAGTTACAAGAGATACTGCTCAAACAATAAGTTCTATAAAAACATTTAGTTCAAGTCCTGTATTAAATAACACAAAAACATTAAAAGGTAAAAATACAGGTGGCACTTCTTATGATTTAATTGGGATGAGTAGCAACAACACAGTTGATGTTGGTAACACTTCACAAACAATGGTTCTCAATTGTGGTGGTGGTAATGGTGGCACTGGATATGTAAGACCAAACAATGATAACTCAAAAAGTCTTGGAACTGCTGGTTATAGATGGAAAGACATCTATATAAGTGGTGAATTTGCCGATGGAAATAATGCTAACTATGGTGTAAAACTACCTAATACAACAAATTTTACAGAAAGCAAAACACTTGCCACAACCGACCAAATTCCAACCGTAAACAACCCAACAATAACATTTACACAAGGTGGAACTACAAAAGGCACAATCACCCTGAATCAAAGTTCTGATCAAACTATTGCGTTAGATGCTGGTGGAGGTGGTTCTGTATCAATAGATAATACATCTATCACAGAAAACTCAAGCAACCAAATACAAACAGTTGGTGTAATAGACCAAAAGACAGGCAATGCAAACAAACAATGGACAGGAACAAAAGCAGAATATGATGCATTAAACAGCCACGATGCAAATACTTTTTATAATATTACAGATGATGTTGGGAATGAAGGAAACCTTGTAGCAGAAGTAACAGTAACAAGTGGAACAACATCTGTTAAAATAGATGGGCTTGATTTAGTTGCTGATGGAGGTGTTTATGATATTGTAATTACTTGGCAACCTGTAAATACTACTGCTGATTATGCTTATTTGAAATTAAATACTTCTACAAGTGGTTATGCTTGGATAGAGAAATATTATCCAAGTTATGCTGGAGAATATAATTATAATGCAAGTAATTTTAGAATAGGGCATAGTGGTTCTTATGAAGCATTTTCTGTTCTTACATTAGTTAAATCAAATGTTTCTGGTTCTGGTGTGTTCTTTGAAAGTATAAATGGCTCATTTGGTTCTGCTCAATATAGTATGAATTTTGTAGGAACGAATGCGACTATTAGCAATGTAACATCAATGACTTTTACAATGGCTCAAAGTTTCAAAACTGGAACTAGAATAAAAATATATAAAAGGAGCACAAACAATGCAAGAGTTACAACTTATTCATAACGCAAGAACAGGACAAACTGAATATATTGAAGTTGAAATTTCAGATGAAGAACTTGCTAAAAGACAAAGAGATACTGAAATATGTGCAAAAAAAGAACAAATAATGCAACTTAAAGACCAACTTCAAAAATATAAAGAAGATGTTGAGCAGGTTGATTTGTTTGGTATGCAGAGAAATGACTATCAAGAGAAGAAGCAGAGATGTGCTGAAATTGTTTTGCAATTAAGACAACTCGAAAGCGAGGTGCGAGATGTCAATTTATAAAGGTGATACATTGATTGCTGGTGGTGGGTTGAAATCAGGCACAGTATCAGCAGGTTCAACAGTTCAAAATGTAAATGATACTGTAATTGAATATTGGGTTGCTAGTGATAAAAGAAGCTGGTATAGGATATGGGCTAGTGGTTGGAAAGAATGTGGTGTTTTTGGAACATCAAATAATTCAAACAGTCATAAAATTGTTTATTTGCCTATTCAATTTACAGGCAATATGACTATTGCAAACAGTGTTTATAATGGAACTTATCAAGTTACTAATAAGGTTTGGTCAAATGATATTGATTCAGTAGCAATTTCAGCAGGTATTCAAGGGACTGCATACTATTCATCTGATTTTAAAATTTATGTTTGTGGATATTAAGGAGAAAGATTATGAAGTTATTAGGAATTGAAATGTCATTAGAAGAATTTGATTCTCTTATGGTAGCACAATCAAGTGGCAAAGAATTAAAAGTTGAAAATGGTAAAGTAGTTGCTGTTGACCATATACCTACACAAGAAGAACTTAATACACAAAGAATAGCCGAACTCAAACAAAATCTAGCAAACACAGATTACCAAGCAATCAAATATGCAGAAGGTAGAATGACAGCAGAAGAATATGCACCAATTGGTGAACAAAGACAGGCTTGGAGAGATGAGATAAATAGACTTGAATCAGAAATAGAAGAATCAGAATAAAAAAAAATAAAAAAATTTTCAAAAAGTGGTCATATTTAGTTGCATTATTTGTAAAAATATTATACATTATATTTATAAAGGTGTTTTGAAATGAGTGAAATTGAAGTCAATGAAGATGAAGAACTCAATAAAATCAAAGAAAAGATAGAACAGAAAAAGCAAGAACAAAGTCTATCTGTTTTTGATAAGAGAAAACAGGCAGAGATTTCACAAATACAACAACCAAAACCAGATAGAAATAACGAATTGGTTGAGCAGTTATTCCAAGCAGGAATAGAACATCAGATCCAAAATAATACTGCACTACAAGACAAGGTGCTTGAAACTGCAGAACAATTTGTGCAAAACAAGGCAGACACACTGAAAAACAATGTTGAGGCCGAGAAAAAAGAATCTGAATACAATAACAACAAGGATGCTTGTGAAGCATACGGTTTTAATGAGAAAAGAACTCCACGATGGGCAATATCGTTTATGAAGTGGGGTTATAACATTATTCTTGCGATATATTTATTTATAGCAAGTTTTACAGTAATGCCAGTCATATTCTTATTTAAAAAGATTAGTATTGCTGTTAAACATACTTGGGTGGCAATAGTATTTGCGCTACTTGTATATCTTTTTATTGTAGTGGGAATACCACTAATAGTAACACTAAAAAATTAAACCCCTAGTGATAAAAAATAAAGAAGGAGGTTGTTATAATGGTTGAAATAAACATTGTTGCAAAAGAAGATTTTGAAGAAGAATTCGAATCTTTGAAGAACAAGATTGCCAACATTGAAACCAACAAACAAGCAGAAGTTGAGAAAGCAATTGCTGAAATTGAAGAAAAGTATGCTGGTAAACTTGCTAAATACAAAGAACTTTTTGCAGAAGTATCTGAAACTATTGAAACCGAAATTCCAGATGAAGAAACTGAAGTTCCAGAGAAAGTAGAAGAAGCTGTTGAGGAATAAAAAATGGATGATCAAGCATTAGATATACGAACATTATTAGACAAAAACTTGGTTTTAGTTAGAAACCTAGAAAAAAAAGCTAGTATGTTTGGAAAAGGTATGTTGATTTTGTCACTTTTAGATGTAATCTTCGGCATACTTGCAATCTTTTGCACATCATTGCAACTTACAGCATTATTTGCGAGTGCCACATCACTCACAGCTATCACAATTTGTGGTAGAGTTATACAAATTAGTAAAATTAGGCAATTAGATAAAAGTTTAAAAACATTAAATTGGGTGTCAATTGCTTGGATTGTAAATAGATATCCAAAATATGTTTATAAAAAGGAGAAGATCAAAATGACTAAAAGCACAAAACTACAAAAGATATTAACAACTATACTTTCAGTATTTGGTGTTGGTGGTGTGGTTGTCTATTTCTTCCCACAATTTACAACAATATCTCAACAGATTTCAAATATAGTAGCAATGGCAAGTGAAGTAGTTGCTGTTGTTTCAGGTATTTGGTTGTCAACAACAAGTGACAAAGTTTTAACTGCTGAAGAAATTGCACAGGAAGAAAAGAAAATCGCAGAAAAAGAACTTGAAAAAGTTAAAAAAGAAGCTCTAAAAGAACTCAAAGCAGAACAAAAGAAACAAATTTCTGAAAAAGAACAAGCTAAAATTGCTGAAAAAGAAAAAGCAGAAGCTGAATACAGAGCAAAAGTTGAAGCTATGAAAATTGAGTTACAACAGACAGAAAACAAATAAAAACAATTAAAACACATAAGAAAAAGCCATTACTAAGGGAACTATTTATATGGTACATTTTAGTAGTGGCATTTTTTTTGATAGAGGGAACTATGGATAAAACGACAATACAAAGTGAAAAAACCAATGAAAAAGTACCAATTGCCGTATTAAGTTGTTTTTTAATAGCATTTATAATACAAGGCATACTAAAAATAAGTGGGGTTTTTATATTTGAAAAAGCAATAGACTGGCAAATTTTTAAGATAATAGACGAAATACCAATAATAAGGATTAGTTATTATTCAATTTTTTGTTTAATTACAGTTTACTGTTTGACATTTTCATTAACAACCAAACCATATAGTAAAAAGTGGTATCATTATTTAATTTTAATTATAAGTGTTCCATGTATAACGGTTTGCAGAATGACATTAAAAACACCATTTTTTGTTGAATTTATCTATGACATTTGCTTATATGTTGTTATTCCATTAATAATAAACTTTACAACAGATAAAAAATATAAGACCTTGAAAAGTCCAATAATTACTATAGCATTGCAAATTATGTTGTATTTTGTTTATTTAGGATTATCATATTGGAGTGGATTATTAACATCACTACTACCTATAATGCAAATGAAAGTTCCAGCAAGTGTTCAATTTTTGATAAAATTTGAGCTTTGCATTGGGTTGTTTACACTTATGTTGTCTATGAATTTATTTATAAGAAAGGAGGATGTATAAATATGTTTTGGCCAACAGATATTGCTTCAGACGAGGCAAAAGAAAAAGAACTCGATAGAATCACAAAGAAGAAATAATAATGACAAGAAAATTCACAACTAGAGAAAACTGGTATTTTATAAGACAAGATATAGTCAGTTATTCCATATCGACACTAGAGTATTTGATTTTGTGTTTGATACGCAATTTTCATATTCAAAGTGTTGTATATGGAATTTTTGACTGTCTTGTTTTTTATTTGCCATTTTGGTATATAAGAATAAACTTTGCAGACACATATCATAGTGACAATTGGCAACACTGCAAGAAGTGGACTAGAATAATGCTATGCATTGGTGTATTTATTTTATGGTTGTTGCCGGTAAAATATAGTTTGTTTAATGGACTATTTGTGGCATTTGGTTGTTGTTTGGTTTTATATTTAGTTTCACTTGAAGTCAACGAAAAGAAACGGATTATAAAAGAGAACGAAGAACTGCAAACACAGATTATAACTTTATTAAACAAGCAAGAAGATCCAAAAGAAAAGATATTAAAATTATGCAGAGAACAATGCATAAGTGAAAGAGATACAAAGATTGCAATAATGTATTACATTGACCATATGAAACCAAAACAGATATGGGAATGGTTAATGGATAACCACGAAGAAATGGAATACGGAAGTACATACAAGTTATTAAACAGATTAAACAGAAAAATAAAAGATAATTTATAAAGTGTCAAGGATTTGTCTAGGTATAAATCCTTTTTTTTATGCCAAAATTATGGTGTCAGAAGGAGAGTAGTTGTCTTTTAGTTCCCTTACAACACTCTCCCAAGACGATTTATGGAGGGATATATTATGAATAATTTTAATAATTACAACGGATATTCAAATGGTAGATACTTTAATGCGCCATCTTATAATGTTCCAGTTTATCAACAAAATTTTATGCAACAGCAACAACAGCAACAGCCAAATGGGTTATTTTTTAACAACATAAGGTATGTAAACCCAAATGAAATGGCTAGTTATGTGGTTTTAGCAGGCAATACAGACATTATAATTAACAAACAAGATGGTTTGTTTCAAATAAAATCAGCAGACATGGCTGGAAATTCATTCACAAGAACATTTAAGTTTGAAGAAATAAACAACAACTTTAATGACGATAACAAAACAGAGCCGAAAAGCCCAGAAATTGACCTATCATCTTATGTTAAAAAAGATGATTTAAATGATTTTATAAAGGTTGATGCGCTTGAACAGTTTTCAAAACAAATACAAGATAAGCTTGATAAATTAGAAAAGAAAATAAAAATAAGTGAAATATTGGAGAATAAAGAATAATGAATGGAAATCCAATGAATATATTACAAATGTTGATGCAATCTAAAAACCCACAGCAAATGTTTCAAAATATGATACAAAATAACCCAAAAGCAAATGCAATAATTAAGCAAATGCAGTCAAGTGGAATGTCTGCTGAACAATTTACAAGACAATATGCAAAACAAAACAATATAGACATAGACCAAATTGTAAATGACTTCAAGAGTAAGGGAATAAAATTCTAGGTATCAACACACACTAAACTCGAGTAATGTGGGTGATGATATAAATATATTAAAAAAAGGAGAAATATAAATGGCAATTATAGACACAGAAGGTTCAAGCATTAATCTTGGCAATAACGGAGGTTATGCTTATCCAGTAGTTCCTTATGCACCTTATGGTTTTGGTGGATATGGCGGCGGATTCGGTGGCGGATTCGGTGGTGACTGGAGCTGGATTATTATTTTACTTCTCATCTCAGGTAACTGGGGTTTTGGAGGCGGTTTTGGAGGTGGTAACAATAATTTCTTATATGATATTAATGCTAACACCAATAGAGGATTTGACCAATTAGCTGTAACAACTGGAATTGATAATTTGCAAACAGCAGTATCAAATGGTTTTGCTAATGCACAAGTTCAAAACTGTAATTCAACAACTCAGCTTTTACAAGCAATTAATGGAGTCCAATTTGCACAACAGAATTGTTGCTGCGAAAACCGTTTAGCAACACAAGACCTTAAAGCAACAGTAATTAGTGAAAACTGTGCAGATCGTGAGGCATTGAGTAATGGTATTAGAGATATTATTGCTTCTAATACAGCAAATACTCAAGCAGTGTTGGATAAACTTTGTCAGCAAGAGATTGATGCAAAGAATGATTTGATTGCAACATTGAGAAGTCAGTTGAGTATGGCTGACCTTAAAGCAAGTCAAACAGCTCAAACAGCTCAAATTATTGCAGGACAAGTAAACGAAATTGATGCATTGTATAATAGATTGTCTAACTGCCCTGTTCCATCAACACCTGTATACGGTAGAGTTCCTATTTTTACTTGCAACGGAAATAATGGTTGTGGATGCGGATGTGGCGCTAACTAATTCCTACTGAAATGTAGTGAGAAAATTAAATACTTCAAAGGGTGTTGATTTTTCTCAATGCCCTTTTTGATTTTAAGAAAGGAGATAAAAAATATGGCTTGTAGTCCAAGTTGTAAACTTTGCAAAAATTTAGTTATTTCACAAAGTGTAACAATAGTAACAGTGGATGGCACTGATACACTTGTTGTTGATTTGCCATTAAGAGCATATGATAATGGTTCAAAATATTGCATTGTAATTGCTCAAACAATACCAACAACAGCTACAATTGGAATGCCTGTTGCATTTTCAATAGGTGGAGATACAACTACTGTTTATCCATTTACTAGATGTGATTGTTCACAAGTAACTGCTTGTGGTATTAGAACAAGAACAAGATACTCAACAGTTGTTTCAACAACTCCGACCGGTGGTGTGTTTAAATCTTTAGGTGGTTTATCTTGCTCACCTACAAATAATCTTGCAAGTTTGCCAGCACCAACTGAAGAGGCAGTAACTACCACTACAACTACAACAAGTTCAGTTACACCTAATAAAACAGTTAAAACTGTTACTACAACAAAAAAGGAGGTAGTAGAAAATGCCTAGAAATAGAAGAATGAGAGACATGGCTCGTAGAACGCAGGATATGAGAGAAAGACGCAGAGATATGCGTGATATGAGAAGAAACGAACAAAGATACGATAGTAGAAATCCTTATGGTTCACAAGGTGGCTATGTTAGTTCTCAAAGAAGAACAAACGATATGCTCATGTATGAAGATATGAGAAGATATCGTGAAAATCCAGAAATGTATGATTTGGCAGATATGACCAGACAAAATAGGGCAATTGAACATGATCCTTATACGCCTTACACACCATATCAAGATAGTAGGCGTTATCGTAGAGAAAACTATGATGGTCATTATCCATATCCTTATTATATGGATTTTGCTCGTGGTAGATATTCTCAAAACAGAGACTATGAAAGTGGAAAAGACTACCTTGAAGATGAAGAATTAATGGAATGGAAAGAAACACTCATGGAAGAAATTGATCCACAATTTAAAGGTCAATTTGAAAAGAATAGACTTGTTCAAAGAGGCAAAGAAATGGGTGTTGAATATAAGGATTTTACAGAAGATGAATATGTTGTGACTGTTTTAATGATGGCCACTGATTATGGTAAAACAGTGGGTATGAACAACATAGACCAAATGCTTCGTATGGCTTATGATTGGTTAAATGATAAAGATTCTGCTATTAAAGGATCTGAAAAATTGGCAGTTTACTATGATGAAATAATTTGTGCTGATGAATAGGAGGTGATGCCGCTATGTCAAGGTTTGTTTATTATAATAACAACCCCTATGGTTGACTTGTAAAAAAGAGATAGGGCAAGAAAGAAGAAGATTGTGTAATAAGAGCAATCACTTTGGCGAGTGGTTTGCCTTATAAAGAAGTTTCACAAAAATTATGGCTTACTGCTGAGTTATATAATTGTGATAAACTATGCAAATATTGTTATTCTAATTATATAAACAATGTAATGAAAGCCAAAGAAGTAAACTGTGAAAACTTAACTGTTGGAGAGTTTGCAGATAAACATCCAAAAGGGATATATTTAATAAGAGTGCCTCTGCATTTAACTTGCATAATAGATGGAACTTGTTATGATATTTGGAATTGTTTAGATGAAATTTGTGATACAGTGTGGAGGGTAGATTAAATTCTGCCCTTTTTTATTTTTTTAGTTGACAAATATAAAATAATGATTAAAATGATAATTAAGGTGATTTAAAGGACAGCTGGTGAGAGTGCATTGATCAAAAGTCAAGGGCAGGTTTATCACAGACAAATCATCTTTACAAGCAGGTTAGAGTCCTGCAACAATTTAATAAAAAACCAGCAAGAAGAAAATATTCTGACGTAATTCCTTTTTTATATTAAATCGACTATGAGTTTGCTGGTTCTCACTAAAAAGAATCCATTAAATTGTGGGTTCTTTTTTTATGTAAAAATTTTTTAGAAAATGTTAAAATTTACATAAAATTATTTGACAACAATAACAAAAAAGGTTATTATTGTAAATGTAAACAATTAGTTTACGAGGAGGAATTACAAATGGATCAGAAAAAAATAATGGAGAATATGTTCAAGAAAGAAACTTTTATAAACAATGTGAAAGCAACATATCAAGACTTGGTATGGTTACTATCAAATTTATTTATGAAAAAAGACTTTTTAATTAAGGTCATTAACAGAAAAACAAGACTATTTGTTTATACATATTAAAAAGGAGGTTAAAAATGGAAGATTTGAAACAACTTCAAAAACAACTAGATGAGAAAAAGTGGCTTGAGAGTGAAATTGCTAGACAAGACTTAACTGGAAAAATGTTTTATTGCAATGTTTGTCCATATCAAGATAAGTATTTAAAGATATGCACTGCAACAGAACAATTCATAATGGAAAACTCACAATGCGCTAGAATGGAACTCAAAAGAAAAGAACCAGAAAAACTTGTAATAAAACCAAGATTTTCAAAAACAAAGAAAAAGGAGAAATAAAAATGAAAAAACTAAGAGATGTAAAAGTTGAAGAAAAAACAACTAAAACAAAAAAACCACAATCACTTGAAGAAAGAATAATGGAAAGAGCAAACTTCCTTTATATCTGCAAGTATCATGGCACTAAAAAGCTAAGAGATTGTGTCAATCAGGCAATTCACGATGTGTCACATTTGGAACAAGAACAATTCTGTAGTTTATTCGGAATTTATCAAAGAGAACTAGATGAATTTATTGATTACATCTGTGATATTATGGAGGGTAAATAAATGGGAGAATTTGAAGTTAGCTATTTATCTCCAACAGAATTTGCTAAAATATTTGGATCGTCAAGACAGAATATAACAAACCTTATAAAAAATGGCAAAATAAAAGCAATTAGAATAAACAACCGTTGGAAGATACCAATTCAAGAAGCAAAACGAATAAAAAAGGAAGGTGTATAAAATGGATATTCAAACCATTATGATGAAGTGTGGACATACTGCACTAGCAACTTGTGACAACAAACCAGTCTGTCCGATATGTGATTGTCATGAAATAGCAGAAACAAAACCAGACTTGACCGGAAGAACAGCAAAATGTTTTTATTGTGGCAAAGAGACACCAAGTGGAAACCTTCCATTTTTCAAATATAAACCAGAATGCGACTACGATGAATATTATTGTGGTTGCGAAGGATGGGAATGATGAAGTTAACAAAAACAAATTATTATTCACAAAAATCAAACGAAGAATATATGTCATACTCACAATTCAAACAATTTAATGAATGTCCAGCAAAAGCAATGGCAATACTGAAAGGAACTTGGCAAGAAGAAAAAACTGACAGTATGATGATAGGAAGCTATGTAGACAGTTGGCTTGATGGAGAACTTGACAGATTTATTATTGAAAACCCAGATGTATTTAATTCAAGAAGTAGAGAATTAAAACACCAATTCAGACAAGCTGAGGAACTTTGCAAAGTCATCAAACAAGATGAATATTTATATGAACAATTAAAAGGCAAAAGACAGGTCATTATTACTGGAACAATTGCAGGTGTAAAATTCAAAGGCAAAATTGATAGTTTAAAGAAAAACGCAATCATTGATGGAAAAGTTCTAAAAGATTGTGAAGATATAAGAAAAGACGGAGAAAGATTGCCATTTTATAAAGCAAACCAATATGACATTCAAGCTGCAATTTATACAACTTTATACGAGCAAACCAAAAACAAAAAACTACCATTCAGACTTGCAGTTGTCACAAAACAAAAAACACCAGATAAACGAATATTTGAGTTTAGTCAGCAAACACTTGATGATGCACTTCAAGAAATTATTGTTAAAGCACCAATTTTTGATGCTATAAAAAAGGGTTTAGAACCTATATATAGATGTGAATGTTGTGATTATTGTAAATCAAGTAAATATTTATCAAAAGATGATATTGAATATCTTTAAAATGTTTGACTTTAAATTCTATATTTGCTATTATAATAATGTGATTAAGTTCAGGTCGAGTGGATTTAATCAACTCACTAATTTAATCACGATATGATAGCATTTATAGAAAGGCTCTCGACCAGCCGAGTATATAGATGCTATTTTATTTATAAGGAAAATATGGATAACTATAAAGTCTATAAACACATATTCCCAAACAATAAAATATATATAGGTGTCACATCTTTATTAAAAGAAAGAAGATGGCAACTTGGTAAAGGATATAAAAGGCAAATATTTTTATATAATGCAATACAAAAATATGGGTGGGAGAATATAAAACACGAGGTTATATTTGAAAACTTAACAAAAGAAGAAGCTGAACAAAAAGAAATTGAACTTATAAAACAATATAAAAGTAATCAGAGAGAATTTGGTTATAATATTGAAAGTGGTGGAAATATTAACAAAGTAAGTGAAGAAACCAAAATAAAAATTAGAAACGCAAATCTTGGTAAAAAAATGCCAGAATATACAAAACAAAAATTATTACAGGCAAATCTTGGCAAAAAATTATCAGAGGAAACAAAGCGAAAAATAAGTATTGCCAAACAAGGTAAAACCATGTCTGAAGAAACAAAGAAAAAAATGTCTATGATTAATAAAGGCAGAAAATTAAGTGAAGAACATAAGGAAAAATTAAGACAAATAAATCTTGGTAAAAAACTTTCATTAGAAACAATACTTAAAATGAAAAATAAAATAGTATCTCAAGAAACAAGAGAAAAAATGTCAAAATCAAGATTGGGAAAACCAAGAAGTGAAGAAGCTAAAAGAAAAATAAGTGAATCACACAAAAAAAGAAAACAATTAAACGAAAATCAAATTGAAATTCTATAAAGAGGAGGAATTATAATATGGAGAAGTTGACTATGTGGAAAAAAGAATGTGGAAAGGATTATCTTGGTAGCTGGGATTTATGTATAGGCGCAGATGACAAAGACCAACCAATATATAAAGAGATGATCGCAACAATATCAAAAATAGAAAAAAGTGCAATCCCAGATATGGAAGGAATAAAAAAAGGTAATGCAAATGCAACAAAAGAAGAAATCCTTGTGTTTTTTAAGGAATTAGAAAAACCAATGATTATTCATGCAAAAACAAATTTTAACGGACTCGAAAAAGCAACTGGAACACCATTCATGGAAAGATGGGTTGGAAAACAGGTTTGTGTTTATGTCGAAAAGGGTGTCAAGGCATTTGGAACAACAACCGATGCATTAAGAATTAAACCAGTTCCAAAAAGAATCTGCAGTGTGTGTGGAAAAGTTATTGATGAAAACACATATCAAGGTTCAGTTCAAAAATATGGTAGAGCATTGTGTTCAGCTGAATGCAAAGAAAAGGCAGGTGTATAATGGTCAATTTAACAGTTATTCAAGGCAGACTCACGAGAGATCCAGAATTAAGAACAACAAACAATGGTATAAGTGTGGCAAACTTTACTATTGCTTGGAATAGAAAAATCAATGATGACAATGAAAAAGTATTATATATGGAATGTGAAGCGTGGAGAGGCACTGCCGAATTAGTAAGCAAACATTATCACAAAGGCCAAGAGATTGTTGTTGAGGGTGAACTTTACACCAATACATACCAAAACGAAAATGGTGAAAATAGACACACAATAAGATTATTAGTAAATCAAATTCATTTTACAATTGGAAACAAGTCACAAACTAGTAATGATAACACAGTCCAAACATTTGAACCAGTGAGTGATAGTAACTTGCCTTTCTAATTAAGGAGATAAATATGTTAGTAGTAATAGCACAACCAGAAGAAATACAACTTGTTAAGGATTTAGGGTTTGAAAATAACCCTATCCTTATAACAGGTATTGGTGGAATTAATGTTGTAAATGCACTAAAAGATTTGCCAAAAGATACTGAAATAATAAACATTGGATTTGTTGGTAGTCAATACTATCAAAAAGGAACAATTGTTGAAATTGTCAGAGTAAAAACATATCATGAAAAAACAAAGTTTTTTGAACAACCTGAATATTTGATAGTCCACAATAAATATGATGATGTATGCAGCTGTTACACGAGTTCTGATTTTGTTATAAAAACAGAATTTGAAGAACCTTGTGTTTTTGATATGGAACTTGCATATATTAAATCAATGTTCCCAAGAGTTAGATCAATAAAGGTAGTAAGTGATAATCTTAATAAACAAGAATACGATAAAACAGTAGGAGAGTAAAAATGAACGGACAAGTTAGTATGTTTGATGGAAACCATAAACTAACCATTAATCAACCAATAAGATTAATAGAATTATTTGCAGGGTATGGGAGTCAAGCATTTGCATTGAAATACTTGGGAATACCTTTTGAACATTGGAGAATATGTGAATGGGCAGTGAAATCTATTCAAGCATACAAAGATGCACATTTTACAGATGATAACAATGACTACTCAAAAGACTGCCAGAAAACAAAACTTATTGAAATATTGTATAACATAGGAATAAGCGCCAATTATAACGAACCAATGACTAAACAACAAATAGAAAGACTGCCAGAAAACAAAATAAGACAAATTTATAACAATATTACATCAACACATAACTTGGTTAATATACAACAAACTCACGCAAAAGACCTTGAAATAACAGACACAGACAAATACACTTACATAATGACATACTCATTCCCTTGCCAAGATTTATCACTAGCAGGAAAACAAGCTGGAATGGAAAAAGGCAGTGGAACAAGGTCTGGTATGTTATGGGAAGTTGAAAGAATACTTGATGAGTGTGAAAACCTACCACAAATCCTTTTAATGGAAAATGTGCCAGAAGTCATTGGAACAAACAACATTAAACACTTTGCTCAATGGGTTAAAAAACTTGAAAGTCTAGGATATAAGAACAAATGGGAGGTTCTGAATGGAAAAGACTTTGGAATACCACAGAACAGAGAAAGATGTTTCATGATTAGTTGGTTGGGTGATTTTTACTATGACTTTCCAAACATAGAACCATTAAAAAACAAACTAAAAGATTTACTGGAAAATGAAGTTGATGAAAAATATTATTTAAGTGATAAAGCAATAATAGGCAAAGTAACAACAAACTTCCAAACAAACAAACTTGAGTCTGTCATACCAAACCAAATAGGAATAATGCCAACAATATGCGCTAGAGATTATAAAGATCCAAAATGCATAATTGAAAGTGATGAAGATAAAATAACCATAAATGGCAAAACATATCCAGTAACAAAAAACAATGAGAACTTTATTGAATGGAAACAAAAAGGATTTCTTGACAGTGACTGCAGAGCTTGGAAAGATGACAAAATCTCTGGAACATTAACAACCAATGGGAAAAACAAAATTGCAGAAAGTAACCTTAAAAAGAAACTATGTAATCATCTGTTAGAAAATGGACTTGCAAAAGAAGGAGATGTAATAAGACATAGTTATACAAACAATCGGTTAAATAAATACTATGCTAGTAACCAAGAAAATCATGATTGTTCACCAACACTCGATACAAGATGTGACTGTCTTGGTGTAGTTGTAAAATCAAACAACAAACGATTAAAAAATCTTGCAGAAAAAATGGACTTATCAAAAGATAACCAATTCCTTGATGTTTATAACCAATCAACAAGTGAAAATGCAGGAACAATAACAACAAGAGTTGATGCAAGTAATTCAACAGCTGTTTATACTGGATACAGAATACGAAAACTTACACCAAAAGAATGCTTCAGACTGATGGGTGTAAAAGATGCAGACTTTGAAAACATAGCAAAGAACCAATCAAATGCAAGTTTATATCATTTAGCAGGAGATAGTATTATTGTTAATGTGTTAATGGCAATATTCCAAAACTTGACCTAAACATTTGACAAAATAAAAAACAAAACTCTATTATTTAGTTATGATAGAGTTTTTATTTGAGGACTGCAACAATAAAAAAGGCAAACATATAACCAAGAACAACTATTGGAAAAGAAACGGAATAACAGTTGATAGAAGTCACCGTTTAATAGTTGGAGATTATATGTTGGATCTTGATGCAAAAATTTCTGTAGACACCAAGCAAAACATATTTGAACTGGCGCAAGATTTCTTTTGTGATAAGACCAGATTTGAAGCTGAATGTATGAGAGCAAAAGCAAATGGTATAACTTTGATTTTTTTAATAGAAGAACAATGTGATAAACAAAAATTATTGCAATGGAGATCACCAACCAATGTCAAAGGCAAACGGTTCATAAATATTTATGGTTGGCAGATTTACAAGGAAATGCAAAGATATGCAAAATTATTTAATGTGAAGTTTAGGTTTTGCCACAAACTATCGACTGGCAGAATAATCATAGAACTTTTAACACAAAAGACAGACTAAAACAAAAGTCTGTTTTTTTATGTGAAAATGTTAAAATGTTAATAAATCAGTTGACTTATATTTTATTATCATTATAATTGAAAGTGTAAATTAAACAAAAAGGGGATTACATTATGAGATTATGGCATATTGATTTGATACCATATCTGCCCAAAAGCCAACTTATAGCACAATGGCGAGAATTAAACAGCATATTCAAAAAACAAGATAAACACATTTTGATTAACTATGTGTATAATGACTTGACAAGTCTAAGGGCATATTCAAATGCAGTAGTTATAGAAATGACACTGCGAAACTATAAAATTAGAAGTTTTGTAAATGAAATAAACTTTTTTGCAAGAGTTGAAATAAATCTCAATGAAAGTTTAAATAAAAAATTTGCAGAACACAATAATGAATACCTAACAATTTGTTACTGGAACTTGCGAGAAAAATATATTCGTGGCCAAAAAGACTTTACTGATCAAGTATGGCAAAAATTAGATAAATTTTATAAGGAGGCAATCAAATGAGCAACAAAGAAAAGATATATGGATTAAGGAGAAAAGTAAATGAGAGAAATACTTTTTAGAGCAAAAGATACTTATAATAACAATGATTGGGTATATGGTGATTTGTATCACAATCAAGCCGAAACAATGATTATTGAGCAACCTTCTGGAAATGAAACTGATGTTGATAAAAATACAGTTGGACAATACACAGGACTAACTGACAAAAATGGCAAGAAGATTTTTGAAGGGGATATTATAAAACTTGTTGAACCAAAATTGAAAACTGAATGGAATGCAATCGTTGAATTTGGAAATCCTAATGGTGTATATGATTGGGGTTATCAATTAAAACCAATAACAAATAATGCGATTAAATATGGCTATAATTTAGACATTTTATGTTGGGTTGGAATGGAAGATGTAAATGTTTATTGTGAAGTTATAGGGAATATTTGGGATAATGGAGATTTATTAAATGAGAACTGAAAAACAATTAAAAGCATTGGCTGAAGCAAGAAAACATATAATAAGAAAACCATTGAGTGAAGAAACAAAAAGAAAAATTGGTGATGCAAATAGAAAACAAGTATTAGTAAATTGTGCTTACTGCAATAAAGAATTTACAGTAAAACCAAGTAAATTAAAAAAGAATATACGAGTTTTTTGTTGCCGTAAATGTTATTTTAGTTATGTAAGTGAAATTTTACCAAAAGAAGAACATAATGCTTTTGGTTCTGGTCTACCTATAGAAGAAAGAGAAAAAAGGAAAAATGCTAGAAGTAAATTAAACCATTATCTAAGAGATAATCACATAAAAAGACCAAGTTGTGAAAAATGTGGAAACAATAAGGCAGAAGCACATCATTTTAATTATAATAAACCACTTGATGTGATATGGTTGTGCTTTAAATGTCATAGAGAAATACATCGATTATACGATAACCCAGAACTTATTGAAAAGGTGGTGGAAAAATGAGTAAACACATAAAGCCAGAACGAAAATTGTGTGGAAAATGCAAATTGCTTGGAATTGGTTGGTGTTGTCCTTATTTTGATGGTATGTATTTTGGTAAAAAATTAAAACACTGCACAAGTTTTAAGCTTGTAAATAAAAAGGAGAAATGTAAAGATGAGTAGATATGAACTTAGAATAAAGGAATTGGAAAATCAACTCAAACAAAAGTTTGAAGATATGCCAATGACTGATTTTATTAGAATAGCGAAAAAGAATGGTTATGAAGTTCAAGTAAATAAAGATGTTGATAGAATTGGACAACTAGAAGCAGAAAACAAAAAACTAAATTTGGAAAACCAAAAACTATTTGAGGCTTTATATTGTGAGCCAAACAATAAAAAACTTGCCATTGAGTGTTTGAAAGAAGTGAAAGAAGATATTAGTTTAATGACAGACTTGTCTATGATTAAGGAAACAGAACACAAAACAGCAATACTAAACTTTTATAAAGACCTAATGCAAGTAATAAACGCAATCATCGACAACAAAATAAAAGAATTGGAGGGAGAGAATGGACAAAATTATAAATAAAATTGAGCCAACAGAAGTTATCTATCACGAATTTTATTGTGATAAATGTAAAGAATATGTGGGTAGGTCAAGGAAATTAGATGATGGATATTATGAAAATTGCTTAATAGTTGTTCCTTGTATTAAATTTAATGGAGATAATTATTATCCAAAAGCAAAACAACTTTGCGAACAATGTTATAAAAAATATGTAAAAGAAACCAAGAAAAAGTTAAAAGAAATGGGTTTTGATGTTTTTAATGATTTTGTGTATTAGGAGAAAGAGAAATGAAAATTTTATGCGTAGAAGATGGAAGTGTTGATATTAAAAGTTTTGAAACAGACTTAAAAAATGGAAAAGTGTTGTTATATAGACAAGGTTCACAACAACCTTATGTTTTAGATATTGATGCTCCTGATTTTGTTTATAAAAAAATGTGGGAAGGACTAAAATCAAATTATAGTAATGCGTGGAATCGTTCAGTTCATTCTATTAGTGCAGAAAATATAATTGATGAAATGACAGAGTATGAAAAAATATATTTAGGAGGAAATAACTAATGGCAGAATTTAAAATTGACGCAACAAAAACAAATACAGAATTTAGTGTTGTAGAATATGAAACAAAAGATGTGGTTGATGAAAAAATAAAGGACTTGGATACAAAGCTACAGAAAAAGATTAAGACATCAGATAAAGAGCTTGAAAAAGAAATCAACAAACACGGCAAAAACCTAACAAAGATTCAAGATATAATCAACAAACAAATTGATGATACCAACCAAAAATTATCTGTTTATATTCAAAAAGTAAAAGATGTTGATTTCCTTAAAATTGTATGCAAAGAAGTATTAAAAATAGATTATATTGAAATGGTGTCAAATAGATTAGTTGAACAGGAACTTGGGAAAATGGTTATGAAACTTCTTATAAAAGAGTTAAAGTCTCGTCTAAAAAAATATAAGGAATTAGACTTTAATGAAATTGTTCCATATATAAATGCTTTTCATTATCCAGACAAACAAGTTATACCTAATCAAATCATTGAATCTATGGAAAGAATAAAAAACTACAATAAAAAATACGGAGGATAAAGATGACCAAACTTGAAATAATATTATCAGTTTTGCTAGGATTATCATGGTTAGTAAATCTCGGTTGTTTATTTGTTATACAAGGAATGGAGGAAAAAAAGTAAATGGTAGAAGAAGAAAAAACATTTGAAGAACTTGCATCTGAAGAACACAAGATCAGAGAGAGAAACGAATTAAATGATTCATTAAACCGAAAACTTACAGGAGAGTGTGAATACACAAGATTTTGTCTATGGTGCAATGCTTTCAATAAAGGTCAAGGCAAAACCGATCCAAAAACATTTGCTAAATACTTAAAAGAAGAAAATGTAAAACTAACAATATGGCAAAGAATACATCTTGGTAAAAAATACTTTGGGTATGAATATGAGTTTGATTATTTTAATAAAAAATGGTCTGCAAAAAAGAAAAGTGCCTAAATGGTGCTTTTTTATTTGACTTATAATTTTATAATATGTTAAAATTAGAATATAAGGAGGCAATAATGGATAAAGATACTAAAAGACTTACAATAGAGATAGATGAAGATGCCTTTTATAAGTTGAAAAAGTATTGTGTCGAAAATAAAACAACTTTTAGAGAAATTCTGACTAATCTTATTGAAGAAAAAATAAATGAAAATTAAGGAGTTTGTGTATGGTAGGCGTGTATAAAGAAATTGAAATAATACCAGAACAGATGTTTGATAGAGCAATCGAAAAACAAGACATCATAATGGTATTTAAAAGAAATGGAAAATTTATAATATGTGATAAAGAGTATGGAATAAAGTTTGATGGCAGTTCTTATAAAGTAATGAGAGTTATTGGTGGAGGTAAGCGTTATGGAAATGGAAATTGCAACCAAAAAAGATAATTCTGTCGAAGTTATGGCTCATCTCGAAATGAATATGTTTGGAACAAAGCCAGAAAAAACAATTCCAAACTTTGTAAACATATTTGAAATAGATAACAACTTAAAAGACCTTGTAAGATATAATGAATTGTCAATGTCAGCTGAGAATGCAAGAACAGGAAAAATATGGAACGAACAAGATGATAGCTTGATAAAAGCATACATTGAAAACACATATCACATAAGAAACAATGAATGTTATTATGATGCATTTAATATAGTGTCACACAAAAACAGTTATAATCCAATCAAACAACTGATTGAAAGTCAGCAATGGGATGGAAAAAAGAGAATCGAAACAATACTTCAAAAATATCTTAAATGTGATGACAATGACTACACAAAAGAAGTGGCAAGGTTAATATTTACTGGTGGAATCGCAAGACTTTATAATCAAGGATGCAAATTTGACTTTATGCCAATATTAAAAGGTGTGCAAGGTTCTGGCAAATCATCATTTATAAGATGGTTAGCATTAAATGATAGTTGGTTTAAAGAAGTCAATGATATAGATGGTCAAGAAGGCAAAGAAGCACTTGATGGCGCTTGGATCTGCGAAATATCTGAATTATTAGCACTGACAAAATCAAAAGAAGTCGAAGCAGTCAAATCATTTATAACAAGACAAAATGACAACTACAGAAAACCATACGAACGCAGAGTGACAGACAATCCAAGAAAGTGCATATTTATAGGAACAACGAATAAAAGTCAATTTTTAACAGATAAAACAGGAAACAGACGATTCTTGCCAATAGAAACACACAACAACGGATTTGAACTCTACGAACACGAACAAGAATGCAAACAAGATATTCTACAATGTTGGTTAGAAGCAAAAGAATGGTTTGATAGTGGAAATTATTCACTAGTAGTCAACAAGGAAATACTGGATGACATAAAAGAGCAACAACAAAATTGTCTTGAAGATGACTGGAGAATAGGTGTAATTGAAAACTACATATCAAACAAAAACAGAACCTGTGTAAAAGACATTTGGGATAATGCATTCAACTATAAAGACAAACCAATCACCAAGAAAGACAGCAACGATATTGTAGCAATATTTGATACTGAATTTTTAGATGACTGGGAAAAAAGTTCAACAATTAGATTTGAACAATATGGCAGACAAAGAGGTTGGATAAGAAAAATGAAACCAATCGAATCAGAAGAAAAGGATCTAGTTTTTGAATAAAAGTTTGCTAAAAATTAGGGAGATGGTTGACAAAATGTCAGCTAAGTTGGTTGACACAAAAATGGTGATTAGACTAAAAATGTCAACTATCTACCAAAAAATAACAGTTTTTTATATAGTCAGTTGACTTGGTTGACAAGTTGGTTGACAACATAAACACTGATATTATAAGCAATTAGATACTATGTCAACTATGTCAACTATGTATTTATAAATGATTTCTAATTTGTTTTTTTAACTTTATATGAAATATGGCTGACATTGGTTGACAGTTGACAAATTAGTTTGTGAGGTTTTATGGAACAGTTATGTTGGAATTGTAAAAATACAAATAGGTTTAAGTGTAGTTGGTTTGAAAAGAATGCTGATGTTCCAGATTATGTTGAAAGAAAAAATGGTTTTATTGTTAAGTGTAGCAAATACAATCCTATCAATGAAGAATATAAAACCATTACTAACGAAGAAATAGCTAAAATATTGGGCATAAGTGTTCGGACACTTTATCGTAACAAAAAGAAGTTCATGGAAAAATATCAAGAAATTTGCACCCCCCCCTACCCAATGTGAATTTTAACAAATTCTAAAAAAG